CAGTAGTACCATCAACAGAATAAGTAAACTTTGGAATTTTTACTCGATTAAAATCTTCTTTTTGTAAACGATTTAACTTATTAATATAAATATTTTTCAGTTTGCTATTTTTACAATCAACTGTTTTTAATAAAGTAAATTCTATATCAACACTAAAACTATCAGAACTATTATCGTCTCTAATAGAACTATGGTATTTCAAGAAGTTCTCATTATATAACAAAGAGCATAGTAAGGAGGTAAGTTCTTGTTCGTTCCAGATTCTCCAGAGCTACTTATGGTGTGACGGTGATTTCCACCACTATCAATACCAATACCTGTTGTCTGACTCCCAGAGGCTTGATTGCTATTCAATAATCGTGGCGCACGTCTATTTGTAGCATCACCATGCTTAACTTCTTGCTGATACCATTGATCATAAGTGTGGGTGTGGCCTGGGTCTGTAATATTGTGACCATGCGATCCATCGTATCCAGTGTTTGAACTGTGACTGTGACTAACAACTACGGCATTGGCACTACCACCATTATTTCCAACGCTATAAGTATTTCCAGCTCCTACGACAAACTTATCCGTTAAATTTGGAGTCGTCTGACTGTTTACAGTTTGACCATTACATAACGTCCAATGAGTAGGAATAGCATTTGCTGCCCCCGACCAAATAATAATCCCACCAATCGGGACATTTCCATTTGTAGAAATAGCACTCCAAGAAGGTGCTGAAGCACCATTTGATTGTAAAAACTCACCAGAATTACCAGCCGCTAATGTTGAAGTATCTCCATTACTTGCTTGATATAAGACTTTATTAGCAGCATTAATATCCAGGTCTGTTGCTTTGGTGGCTGTGCCTGTAATACCTGCCGTAACTGTTAACGCACCAGTAACTCTTGCACTACCTGTTACATCTAATTTGTGAGAACTAGGAGTAACATTAATTCCTAAACCAGTACTATTTAATGTTGCCCAAGTTGCATTATCTGCTTGATTCTTAAATACATGTTCATCTGCTTGGTATCTGGCTTTGTCAGCATCAACACTAACTTGTAAATATCCATCATCATTTTCTAATCGAAAATCAGTGGAACTGGTTCCACCACCCTTAACATGTAAATGAGCAGAAGGACTATCTACATTTATTCCAACTTTGTCACTTTTTAAAGTTAATCGTCTAGTGTCATTTGTTTTAAAAGTTAATTCGTTATCTCCTGGGGAATACATTCCTGCATCCGTATCCAGCGAATTAAAACTATATCCATGCGATCCATGAGTTGTACCACCTGCCGCTTTAATGCAACCATCAACTTCTAATTTGCAAGTAGCTGTACCTGTTCCAAGTTTTAATCCAGTTGCATTTAAAGAAGCTTTCTGCCCACTAGAAATTGAAAAACCAAGAGTATTAGAACTAGGAAGATAGATTCCATTTGTAGGAGCTGAACTTCCATCAGGAATAAAAGCTGTTCCCGAAACAGTACTAGAAGCATCTAATGTTCCTGTTATTGCTACGTTGCTACTAAAAGTTCCTGTTGTTGCCGTGATTGCTGGGAAAGCATAAGTAGCAGTTAAAGCCCCCCAAGAACTTCCACTAGCACTCCACTTCTTCCATATATTTGCACTGCCATCCCATTTGATCGCACCATCAGGCTGGTTACTAATTGTTCCAGTAGAAAACTGAACAGCAAGATCATCATCCCTAGCTTTTACTTCCGCTAAGAAATTTGTATATGTACTTGTGAGTTGAGGATTGCTCCAGTTAGCCATTAGTTACCTCTTGCCGTCCAACTGAAATCCCCACTAACTCTAGTGCCAGAAGTGTTGTATAACAACACTTTAAATGATGTTGGGTTAGGAGTATCAGTGAAATCATAAATTGCAATCACAGGAGTTGAACTGCCTTTAGGAGTTACTGTAATTGAAGTCACATCTACAAAATAAGTACCTCCTCCTGCTGGAGTACTGAAATTAACTGTTGTTCCACCACTATCACTTGCCGTAGCCGTTCCAGTTCCTGAATCTGTTTTTTGTTTAGTTTCTAATCTCATATTGAAAGCAGTTATTTTCAACAGATCGTCATTACCTGCACTTGAGAAGTCATAGCGGAATTTGACATATCTAAAGCTTGTTCCAAACGCACTATGAGTGCTGTTAGCGTCTGTCGTCGCCCCGCCTGCATAATCTGTATAACTTGAATTATCTGCACTAATAGAGATTTTTGGAGTAACAGAAGTAGAACCTGCCTCATGTGTTCCTGTCAAAGTTGAGACTATCTTTGTACCTGCCAAAGTTGTTCCATAATCAAGAATTTCTTGATAAAAACCAGAAGTTGCAGAAGGTAATCCATAAATTGCAGTTGCCCCATACGAGTTCCAATTTGGATATTGAGGTGAACCTGCTGATCCTGTTCCAATAAAATGATCTTGATATGTTCTTGTTGTATCTACATTGACAAATAAATTACCTTGATCAGCAAAGGCATTTGAACTCGTTACTGTCGTAGGAACAGAACCCTGACTTACGAAAGTACTATTAATATTTTTTCTTAAAACATAATCAGGAGGCTGATTAACCGTTGCAGTAACTGACGCAGGTTCTCCAACATTATTTGCAGAATCAATTGCTGCTATCCAATAAGTAAACGTCCCAGAAATAGTTTCAAATACAGTGGTGAACAATCCTTGTTTTGTTCCAATAGTGCTTCCACTCGCATAACTAGATCCTTTTTTAATGTTGTAATAAAGAATTGGAAGGATTGACTGTGCCTCGCTCCAGTTAAGTAAGACATTATTATCAATAACTTCTTGAGCAAAAGTTCCATTATTAAAGGTCACTGCTTTTGGAGGAGTGACAGTAGCAGGTGCAGAAGATTCTGTTCCATAATTTCCATTTATGTCTTTTGCTACAACCCAAAAAGTCTGAGTGCCATTCCAATCAACCTGTGTAGTCGTCGATAAACCTTTGATCGTTGCAATAACAGTTGCACCTGAAAAAGTATTGCCTCGTCTTATCTCATACTCTTCAATGTTTAATGACCCTTTAGTGGCTGCGTTCCATGCTATTTCTAATTCACTCTTAAGTAGTGCGTTACCTGTTGTACCTTTAAATGTCGTAGTAAGACTAGATACTGCACTAGGTAAAGCAAAATTAATATCAACATATTCTTCTGCACCTGGAACTCCTTGACCATTTAATGCACGAATCCAAAATCTCTTATTAGTTGTCCAATTAACGACATAAGAGAAAGTTGTTCCTTTAACTTGCTGATTTCCTGTAGCAGAAGAGAAAGCAGAGACAGTAGTAACACTATGAGCTAATTCATAAGCAACAGTAGGGGTGCTTCCATCCTTATCTGTCCATGTCAATTCAGCAGAAGTCCCACTGTTGTAATTCACAGCTAATCCATAATTCTGTGCGCCTTCATTTTCAAGAGTAAGAACAGTACCTGTACTTGTATTCCCTGCTATATCAACAGATCTAAGATAAAATGTTCCAGTACCAGTCCAATCAACTTCTCTCTTATAAACCGTTGTATCTAACTTCTCAAGAACAGTTGCGAATGTAGAACTCTTTGAAACTTCATAATGAGAAATTGCATATCGTCCTGTTGTTGAAACTTGGTTCCAAGAAATAACAACATTATTTCCTTCAAAATCTATAGAAGCTGTTGGCGCAACAGGAGCCGATATTGAAATAGAGATAGACGAAGCAGTTGTACTGTATTGATCTTGACTGTCATAAGCCTTAATCCAATATCCTTGAGAACCAGTAGCTATAAAACCAAGGTTATAACTATTAGCTGTAACTCTTGCTATTAAGTTTTCATTAGCAACAGGAGTTGTTGGATTGTAATAATCATTATTTGCTAAACCAAAATTAGCATTAGTCGTTCTTATTTCGTATCCAACAACATCTAAATCATCAAAATGAGGATAAGTTGCAACTAATTTATCCCACTGCAATACAAACCCTAAAGTTGGATCTAATAAATAAGCAAAATTAGTGATATTACTAGGTTTACGAGTTTTACCTGTAGCATTAATATTCCCTGCTAATGCAGTATTAGAAGGAACGCCAGTTGCATTAAGACTGAAAATTTTAACCTCAAAAAAACCAGCAGTTATATCATTAATATCATCGCTAGTTCCTATCTTGTGATAAGTATTCCAATTACCACCATCTTTTCTCCACCTAACCTCATATTTACTAATACCTAAAACAGATTGCCATGAAAAAACTATCTTCGATTTAACTTGATCAGCCTGCTTATAAAGTTGTTCAATAATAGTTAAAGGAGAAGCAGGAGGTGAAGGGATTTCATTTAGATTACTAAAGTCTCTCTGGCTAAGTGAAATTCCTGATTCCACATTTGCATATTTAGAAGCGTTATAAGCAAGTGCAGAAACTGTATATTCAAGATCATCTTGTTCTTCTACAGCTACCACTCTCCACTGAGTTGTTTGCAAGTTCTGAGCAGAAGTTCCACCTGTTGTCTCTAAGACCCAAACACTATTAGTATTCGGTGCGCTACTGAAAGCAGTATCTGGAACAATGACATTACCATTAATACTTCCAACAGATCTGGATTCAACAGTTCCATCAGAAAGCAATACATGAATTGTTCTTGTATATCCCAAGGCAGCAGTTGTACCTTGAGGAAGATCTGTATCAACACCAGCCGTACCATCAACTGTTATCTGTGAAATTGTTGCGGCTGCAATACGACCACCCCTTCTTAAACCAGCTTTTAAAGGATCTGCTACATCAATAACTTGCCCAGGACGAACCAAAACTCCTGCTTCCAAACTACAAGTGAAACTCACTACCTCAGTTTCTTGAGATTCGCTATAAATCATCCATTTCCCAATACGTTTCGCCTGCCCACGACTTGTGCAAGCAAAAGCCTCAATGTTCTTAGTAATAACGCCATACTTAGCTATTCCATTAAAAAGAGTTGCATCATCTACGACTTGTTCATAAGCAAAAGATCTAAGAGTTTTATCAAAATATTTAACAACGACAACTGTTGCTCTTGTCCTTTGACTACTCCCCGAATAATTAAATCCCTTAGAAGTGATATTTGCCAAAGTGAACAAATAAGCACTGGATTGAGGCTTGTCCTGTGTCAAAGCAAGACTACCCACTGACCAATAAGGCATTGCCCTAAAGACAGCAGCCATTGAATTAATCAACTTAAATGCTTCTGCCCTGCCTTGGATATACACATTGCAAGAGAACCTTGGCTCATAACCGCCAAAGCCATCAGCTATTCCATGCTTACCACTTGAGCCATAATCATTATTTGAATTGCCAGGTCTAGTGTTATTTGCAGAACAATATTGAGAAGCCGCATAAAAATCAAACTTACTTAACCGTTCTGCATTTCCATTAAAACTAGCTTTCTCTGAAGCAGTAAGAATATGATCCCCAAGTCCGTATCTTTGAGAAGTCAAAAGATCCCATAAGCACCAAGCAGGATCGCTGCACCAAGTAGCAGCTTGGAACGTACCATTCCAAGTTCCTGAATAAATTAACGCCCCAGTATCACTGTCAACAGTTGCATTACTAGGGATTCTTATCTTCGTTCCACGAATTAAATAAGCTCTTTGAGGGATAGAAGAAAACTGTTCTGCATTTATACGAAGCCCAGCTAAGGCAGAATTTGGATAAGTATTGTTTGTATAAGTAAGCCTGACGTATGAATCCCACCAAATATCATTACTTAATCTTCCACCTGCTTGTGAATTATCTGTTAAACGAATAACTCTTAATTTAACCTCTGTACTAAAAGTCGAAGGTAAACTTATTTCATAATCTCTTTTATAAGCATCACCTGTTCGACCTTGAATTGTATCTGTATGCTTGTCAACAAAACCACCTCCATCAATCGACATTTGAATCTTAAGCTGCACAGAAGTCCCAACAATATCTCCATCATCTTCAATATTTTGTAAGGCTGGAACTTTAACAATCACTCGAACTACATCAACAGAATCTGAAGTCGCAACTGTCTCTGTTTCACCTATATTTGGATCATCTTTTACAACTTTTCTATTAACAACAACTGTTGTAGCGGCCTTATCAAAACCATTTATTTTTGTCTGACTAGATGTACCTTCTCTAAACGCATAAGAAACATTATCAAAGTTATAACTATTATCACTATTTTGAATCGGAGTGTTATTCAAATAAACAGATTTCAATCCATCTTTTAATCCTTCTATCTCACCTTCAGAAATAAGATCTAAGACATTTGCATAACTCTTACTATCGAGAGAATCTGCTTCGGTTGTAGGGGTGCGACCTTCATCACCACCACCTTTACCACCACCGCCAGCTCCAATAATTTTCGTCATGCTCTGTTCTCCGCTACGTCAATTTCGGCTGAGATGACGACAGATCCTGTAAGAATCTCGCCATAACAAACTGGAACTGCTGTTCCTGCTCTACCAGTTTGCTGTATTCCACTAAAACTAAACTGATTTTGCGGATCTTCTTCTGATTCTGGAACAGTTGGATTATCAGCTAATAGTCCAGCAACACCAGAGAGAACAAGCAACATCCCAATTTTACCTGCAAGAACACTCCAACCTCCGAAAGTCAACGCACCACCAGCACCAGTAGTAACAAGAGGAGCAGCCAACACACCAAAACCACCTGTTGCAATAACAGCACCAACTATCAAAGCAGTTCCTAAAATAATTCTCCCTGTGTTTCCAGCACCAGCGATAACAGGGGTGATACTTATATCCTCTGAACCAATAGGATAAGAAATCTCATCTAAAGTTAAAGAAGTACTACCTGCATCTACCTTGTAATACTGATTTGCCATGTGCTGTTCTAATGAAGGCCAATTAGCTACTAAAAACCGAACAGCTTCAGCAGGATTCGTTACATCTGCTTCTAAGACTCTTTTGCCCACAAACTTCGCAAGTTTTCCATACAACTTAATTTTTCTAAGCATGACGCAAAGTTATCCTCCTACCAATACACTTTAATAGCCATTCGTCCAATTGGTCACGACTCGACAATCTTCCTTGTAAATGATGCAAAATATCATTCCCTTCTAAGAACACCGCAATATGATTCAACCCCTTACCTCGAATGTTCATCAATAAACAATCACCTTCTCGTAATTCTTCCTCTGGCTCAAGTTCTCTAAAACCTGTATCTTTCCAACAATTATCAAACATTGGATTCAATCTAAAATCTTCTGGATTAATAGGTCTTTCCCAATCTCTTAACTCTGTACCTTTTCTAAGATGATAATCTCTTACTAACGTCCAACAATCAGCAACACCCCAAACCCAAGTTCTACCTTCAAGTGGTGCTTTATATCCAGATGGTTCAAAATAATACCACTGTTCTGTTTTCGGATTAACAATATGCCAAGGTAAACCACTACTCTCACAAGAAGCCATGTCAGCTTGACTAGGAGTTGGGGGGGTCTTTGGATGTGAATGAACTATAGCTAATATCTCACCAGCATCTTCAGCCGCCGCATAGTCTTTTGGATCAAGAATAAATTGATCATATCGACTCTCCGAAATATTCTTACAAGCCCAATAATATTCCTTTCCCTTTAGTACAACTAATAAACCACAAGCTTCATTTGGATCAGCTTCTTTTGCTGCCAAGAGAGCATCATTTTTCCATGTCATGTATGGAACGTACCTATACCTGGAAAATCAACAGGTAAACATTGTCTTTTAGGAAGACGAACACCAGCAAGATCAAGCGCACTACATAATTCAAATTCAACCATATCTTGATTTTCATTTACCTTTCGATCAACAAAAAAGATCTCATCAGGAAACCTTTGAGTAGAATCTGGTGTCTGATAAGGATTTCCAAGTTCCTCTCTTTGCATAGTATCGTCGTTTTCCATTGCAATTCCATCATCATCTTCAGCCGATAGGAACGTATCAGTACCAAAGTTTTCAGCATCAATAAAGCGTTCAAGAGTTCTGATCCTTGTTAACTTGGCCCCTGCTAAATCGTTACCTGTCGTTTGAACATTCACCTCGTTCAAAATTGCAGTAATCGTATTAAATAAATTACTCACAACCATCGTTGGTCTTGGTAAAGATCCTTTTCCCTTATATTCAAAACCTTCAGCTTTAATCGGGAGCTGTTGATAAACTTGACCGCCGAATTTTATATCTACAAAATTATTATTAATCGTGTTACTAGAAGCACCATTATGAAAATAAT